ACGCTGCCCCGGATCGGAGCCGCGGTTGCTCCAGCATCCCGTCGGCCTCGATGCAATCGGCCAGTTCTCCGAGAAGGCCGGCGAGCGTGGCCGCGTCCGAGGCCGCCCTGTCCGACACGAACATGCCGCGAAAGGACATGCTCGCAGGCATCGGGGCCGGGGTCGGTTCCGGTCGCTTGCCGCCAGAAATGGACGCCAGCAGACCCACGACTAGCAGCACGATCCCTGCCACCACCCGCGGGCTCATCGGTCGCTCCCTGCCACCAGGGCCAGCGTGAGCGTATCTATGGCGACCTTTACGTCGGCGTCGAGCGTCCCGCCGGATTGCTCAAGGATTCGCCGCCGCACGCTGGCGAGATTGAGCATCGCGTCTTGGTAAGTGATTTTCGCGGCGTTGGCCGGCCTTGACTGATTGAGCACTCGCACGCCCAGCCGGATGGCAAACGGCGAGAACAGGAGCAGACAGGCGGCCCCAACAAGCAGAGAAGCAATCATCGCAGGGAAATCCTCACGAGTGGCAGCATCGACTCCACGGCACCGCTGACGGCCAAAAGCAAGAGTTGACGCACGGCCGGCCGGATAATTACCCATGCGGGCCAGAGCACGGCCGGAACGGCCAGGCCGGCTAAGTCGTCAAACAGCAACCCAACCGCCTCGATAACCCACGCCTTCTTGTCGGCACCACTCTCGGGCAGCCCATCGACTGCGGCCATCACAACGCGCATCAACGCAACTACAAGCTCGGCAAACTCCGCGACGGTCACGCCGTCCGCGGCGTGCGACTTTGCCGTGGCGATGAAGGCAAGGATTTTCTCGCGGACGGTCGGCAGGTTGCTGGCGGCCGTCGCTGGGGCGCTGGAAATCATCTGCTCCTCATGTATCTTGCGTCGTCCCGACGCCAACGAAGGCCAGGTCGATTTCGACAGCCCCGCCGGAAGGGTTTGCGATATAGACCGTTTTGTTGCCCGCATTGACCGCCCAGCCGTCCAAGTAGTCGGCGACCGCGTAGTCGCCTCCACGATTGACGCGGGCAGAGTAGGCCGTCGCGTCGCTAGGCCCGATGACGCCGACAAGGACGTACCGCCCGGCAGCCGTGGTGCGGACGTTCACCCGCATTTCCTTGAGTACGGTAATGACTACTCGGCCGCCATAGCCAAAGGCTGTTGCGCCTAGATTGTCGAGCGAAACTGAGTAGGTCTGGCCGCTGCTGATCGTGACACGATCGCGCCACGCGACGTTTGCTTGCCCTTCGCCGGTGCCGTTCGCAATCGTGCGCGACGAGCTTATCGACGCCGACTCGGTCAACGAGCCGATGACTGGCGTGTCCGTGAAAGACCACTGCAAAGACGCGGAACGTGTTCCCGATAGGGTTGGCGGCATTAGCGGATTAGCCCTTCCTCAAAAGCCTTTTTGGCGGCCTCTACCGTGACGTACTGCCCGGTTTGCTCGGAAAGCGTGAACGCCAACAGTTGCCAAAAGCCGATCCCGTTGTTTTGTTTTCCTCGGCTCGTGATGCAGCCCAAGCCCGTCCGTTTCATTGGTTGATAGTGAACGTGATCGCCGCCGGCTCCAGGCGGCGCAAGCGGCTCGCGACCGCCTGGCCCGTGGCGAAATTGCGTCTCGTCTGATCTTTGGCGGCGAATCACGACAGCGTGGCTCCTCTACCACCATTGTACGAATGTTCACCGAGGCCGTTATTCCGCCGCTGCCGCCATGACTTCCGCCCAGCACGCGGCGTAGCCGCATCCGTCCAGCGGGTTGTCTCGCTGCCGACGCTCTTGGTGGCGAGAGAGCTTGTCGAGCATCATGAAGCAGGCCCAATCCTCTGCGGTCAGCGGCTCCTTTAGTTTGCTTGAGAAAATTGCGTTGATCGCCCCAACTGTGCGGGTGAAGTGTTCCAGCGGCGGACCATACTTGCCTCGTCTGTCACGCACCGTCGCCAACGCTTCGAGTAGCAGTTTTTCCGACTCGCACTCTGCCGGCTGGCTTGCGTCAAAGAACGCACGCCGGTCGCCACGTTCTTGCTCGCTGGGAATCGCTTGCGACGACTGCACTCTTTGCTTGACGGCAGCCCAGACCTGCTCCATGTGGCTCTGGTTCATGCCGCCGATTCGCACGGCGCCTAATGGAGAATCCGGCGTTTGCTCGTCGTCGTCGGCGATGACCTCTCCAACGTCGGGCAGCGGCCCGCGTGTGTCGATTGCAGACGGATGGCAGCGGCCGCCATCGCAGCAAGCGGCAGCAGTCGCCGCCAGGCGTGTCTCGACGGCACTTCGCAGCTTTGCATTTGCCTCCTGCAGTTCGCTCATTTTTCGCAACTCCTTGAGAAAATGGTTTCTCTCGACCAGCAGCCAATGGCACATCGCGGCGAGCGTGCCAGACGTTCCGGTCCAACTCCCCATGAACCGGTTTTTCCGAACCGTAATTTCAGAAATGTAAGAATCCGGCAATAACCCTTCTACCATCACCGTGTTGCCTGCCAATGCCGCCTACGCCATTCGCTTCTGCGGGGCCGGGCCAGCCACAAACATGCCGACCAGTCCTCCGGCGGGCGCGTAGAAAAAACTCTCCATGGCCCGGCGAGCGCCCACAAAGCCCATCTGAGCGTGCCAATCGTCTGCAGGCCCGAGGCTCGGAGCGACCCGAACGAGCACAGAGTCGATCGTCTCTATGGGCAGCGACCACTCCGCAGCCTGGGAGTGGAAATGCCCGGTATGGATTTCGCGGTAGGCTGTTTTGCCCCACAGGTCGGCGGCCTCAATCGCCATCAACTGCGGCAGTCGACGCTTGGCCCGGTGCCCGTGGGCAATGCCCAACAGGTTGCCATCGTGATGCAAATACTGCCTCCCCGTGAACCTCTGCGAAATACTCACTCGGCGGTCTTTGCGAAACCGCTCGGCCATGATTCGTTGGAAGGCCCACGACAACGTCTCGTCGTGGTTCCCGTGGACAATATGCACGTCAGTCGGGCACGTCTCGGCCGACCGCTCGATCACGCCGATGAGGCAATCGCTGCCTACCTCGATCATTTTCTGCAGCCGCCCGTCCATGCTGCCCGCGAGGGCCGTGCCGCCGGTTGTCGTGCCGGCGACCGTGTCAAAATGAAAAATGTCTCCGACGAGCAGGATCGACCGCCGCGACGGCTTGTAGATGGCGTCTCCGTTTCCAATTAGCTCTCGACCGGCATCACCGACCAGGCGGTCGGCAATGGCTAGGTCATAGTCGGCATCGCCCGTGCCGGCCGCCCACGCATACTTGCCGAAATGACAGTCGGCGATCGGAAGCACCTGCCACGCGCCATCGCGTCGTTTGTGCGGCTTCGCGGGCCGAGGCCGAACAGCCTTTGCCGCCGACCTGACGATCGCCTCTACGCACTCGCGTAGGCCTGGGCCGGCCTTTGGCTTTAGCCGCACCCACACACGATGAAGCTCGACGACGCTGACGTTTCCTTCGTCGTCGGCCGCACCGACCTCCCATTTCGTTGCCTCGCTGGCCGCCACCTGGTAGCGGTCCATGTCGGCCTCAATATGCCTTAGTAAATCCTCGACCGTGCGAATACGAGCAGAAACGCTTCTCGCCTCCAGCACGTCGCCGTCACGCTTCTGCGTGAGTTGCTCGGCATCCTTCGGCGGCCCTCCCGTGCGGGCGGCCGTCTCCACGCTGGCGCTTGCGGCCACCGCTTCAACTAGGCTTCGTCGCTTCTTAGCCATGCTTCTATGGTTTGGAGGGAGGGGAGGCGGCACCGCTGCAATTTGAGTTGCGTGAACACCGATCGTGCGACGGCCCGAAGCTGAACTGCCTTGCCCTGAGATTTCACCCAGGCTTTTACGGCGTCCAACTCACGCCGAACGTCAGCAGGCAGTTTTTGGTGCCACGGTCGAACGCCTGGCTGTACGGTTCGTATGCCAGACTGCACTCGTTCCAGCAGGCTTTTGGTGGCTTTCAATCGTCTTCCTCCTTGAGCAGTCCCTCCGCGGCCAAGATTCCGGCCACGGTACTGGCAAACTCCTCGACGCTATCCTCGGCCAAGTCGGGAAAACGGGCGTGGGTGATCTCGTGAACCAACGCATCCGCGAGGGCTAGGCCTCGCAGGTTTGCCGCGACTCGAATGAGCCGCTTCGACCAGTCGCAATCTCCATCGCGATCCCGCGGGTATCTGACATGGTTGATTTGCCATCGCTTTTCGCCGATGTAAACGCGGCGGCCCTTGACGGCGTGCCTGTCACGAGCCACGGCGAACCTCCATGCTGGGATTCAGTATTACATTTCTGAAATATTCGCCAAGGCCAAATTATTGCCCTTGCGCACTAGCCTTTTTGAATCTTCCAGTATGTTCCGCCACCCAAGAATTTTGGGGAAAGCAACACATACACAGGCTCTCCGGCGGCCAGTGCCTCCTCCTTCTCTTTGGTCAGGGCAAACCCGTCGTCAACGTCTCCCAGAAAATGGTGCGTCACCGTTTTCTGGTTGAGTTGCTGGCCTTGGTCGTAGCTGCAAAAGCCCGTCAACCTTGTGTGTTGTGTTCCCGGTTGAGTCGGGTCGTAGTTGACTAATGCGTCTTGAATTTCCTGCCACGTCCCAAACACCCAATTATTCGGTCCTACAAACCCAAAAAACGCTCGCCACAGAAGCGGCTTTACCTTCACGTCTCGATAGGTGACAGTCGCTTCCATCGTGACCCGCAAACTGACGCGGATTACCAATTCGCCGAGCACCGTCGTGTTCAGGCCGCTGTAGGTGCGGTGCGATCGATAGGCGGACACGATGCCCTGCAAGCCTTTTTGTTTGATCGAGCCGGTCAACGATCGCACGATGCCGCTTTGGGATTGATTCCACACGTCAACTTGAGGGCTTCCGCGCTTGAATGTGAGAGACGATTCGCCGACGTTGCGCAAATCCGGCACACCGTTTTGGTTGTTGGGAATGTTGAATTCGTACGCCCGCAGCCCTTCGTTGATTCCGCGGTCTGGATACGACGCCCCAATATTGGCTGCCGGGCGTGATTGCGAGGGTTGTATCGGCAGTTGCGCCGTGCGCGCTCCTTCGACGCACGACCACACGTTCTGACAGAGCGTTTCGCCGTCCAGCGTGGTTCCAAACGTGAGCTCGGCCCCGTTCAAAAGCAGCAGTTGCGAGGCGATGGTGCGAGTTGTCCAGTAGGGAGGCGCACCGAAAACATCTGTAATGATGCGGAAATCTGTTCCCGGAAATACTGTGCTCTGCGCGGCCGTGCCGTACTGCAATCCTGAAAGATCGTCCGGGTTTCCGTTGGCATCTATCGCCACAAGCGACACTTTGAGAGACGTGATGTCTCCGTTGCACCGAATCGCCGAGGCGTGCTTTTGCGCTACCTTGGGGGACGCGCACAGCGACACCTTCGCCGGCGGGCAGGGGTCGATCGTGGTGGTGAGCCCGAAATACGAGCAGTCTGCCGCCGGGTCAGTGAGCGACGGCACGCTCGGCGTATATCCATCAAAATTTAGCAGCGGCGAATAGATTCCGAGCGCTTGATGCTGCGTTGCGGCTATAACTGGCTGATTGAATCGAAAGACGTGCGGGAAATACACGCCGCCCGTTCCGCCCACGAGAGAATGTTTCTTTTCGTGGTCGAAACTTTTGTCGTCATGAACGCTCGCGATCCGCCCAATCTGATACGGCCCCTCAAAAGAGGTCGTGTCGATGAGCCGCGGGTATCCGTTCATGTCCGCCATCAGCCATCCGACGCGAGTGGCGAGCACACAAGGCTCGGGCGTGTATGGAGTGCCGTACGGATCGAGCGGCGGCTCTCCGCTTTGAAGCTGGATATATGACAGCGGGCCGACAATCAAACCAGTGCCGCGGCCGTAATAATACCGCACGTCTTCGCCGTTTTCGTCGGGATGAATGTAGACGGCTTTCCATTGACCAACCGACGGAAAATCGCTGCGGCGGTCGTATCGAAATTGCGCGATGTCGTCTGTGAACACCTCTCCGGCAGGATCGTAGGTCAGCAGGAAAAACGACCGCGGCGTCTGTGGCTGAACCGGCACCGTGACCCTCCACCGGAAATCGTCTATCTGCTCCAGGGTGCAGCCCTCAACCGGCTCGCCATCCTTCGTAAGCGTCAGTTGTGAACTGGCGACCTGGTTGGCGACCACCTTTCGATCAAACGTCAGGATCAGCGTCGAGACTTTTTCCGTCTCAAGCCGAGGCCGCCAATACTCGCTCGTCTGGAGGCCTGGGTCTTCAAGCGTGGGCCTGCTGCCACGATGGTTGAATCCGTCTGCTAGGTTGTGTGAATATTCCGATGCGACCGTCGGCAGCGGATGCACTGTGTATTGGCAGGTTGGCGCGACGGCTGGGCGGTTGCCGTTGCTGTCGGCAAACTGACCAACCGTCCAGAAAGTATTTGACGGAAAGGTGTGAGTGCCGACTGCAAAGTTTTGCGAGACTCGGACAGTTCCCACTACCGGACGGGTTGTGACTGACGTAGGCGATTCATCGTACATGGCAGCGAGTGGCCCATAGGGTGAGGACACAGGCTCCGTCGCCACAAGGCGGGCGCCGTATTTCGTTGGCACAAACCGGTTGGGCTGCAACGCGAAATTGCTGACGTAAAAGTCGTCCACAGGCGTAAATCCCAGCACCGGCGGCACACTGTCGCGGACGAACGAGGAAAACGTCTTGAACATGCGCGGGTCACTTCGGCGCGTGTCCGGGTACGGATGCGTCCATGGCGCCAATGAACGCTCGTCGACCTCGAACATCTGAAAATAGCTACCGTCTTGCGTAGAGGCGGCGTCGATCTGCTGTTGCGTGGGATTGTGCCCGAAAAACACTTGCTCGCCGTTGCGGTACAGCGTGACGGAGTTGTGGCTAAGTGTTCCCCACGTCGGCTGTGGATAGGAGGTGCCAATGCCGCCGCCTGGTCCGCGGTGCATCCAGGCTGTGAAGAACCCGGTCGTGGGCGGCGACTCGCCGTTAGGCGTGGCGCAACA